TCAAACAAGCGCATTACCTCTCGCTGCTCCGGCGACTGTGCCGCGAGCGGCCCTGCCGAGCCTGTTGAACGGCTCCTCGATCCATTTCATCGAGGCATATGCGACCGGAATGGTGAGCACGATCACGACAACGGACATCACAAGTCCCGTTTCAAGCGGAAAAGCTGTCGCCTGCGCCGTGCCGCGCAGATGGCTGCAGATGATCTCGAGAAACATGACATTGTACAGATAGAAGCTGTAGCTGATCCGGCCGAGAAACACCGCCTCCGGGCGTTGCAGAACATCGCCAAGAGCGCCGCTGCTGCCATGGTAAAGAGATGCTATGAGAAGGCCGCAGCAAACCTTCTCGGTTGTCGGGCCGGAGAAATAAAGCAGGACGATCATAATGATCCACCCGCTGTGACGAGGCATGATCCGGGCAACGGCGCCGCCGATCCTCGTCGGTATCAGCATTCCAATCAGAAAATACGGCCAGAAGACCTTGATCGGCCCCATTGCCAGACCCTTGATGTTCAGAAAGAGGGCAATGGCAATGCCCGCGAGAAGGAGCCCGGTTTCCCGTCCCAGTAAATAGCCGGCGAAGGCAACCAGAATTGCCGGAGCCGCCAGCATTTCGACGGCTAATGTCCATGTCGCGCCGTTGATGGGAAAGGAATGAAGCAGGGCATTTGCGATGAACCCTTCCATCGAAACCGGAATCCCGAACATTACAAATGCGCCAGTCATCACGGCCAGACAAACAATCAAGGCCGGATAAATTCGCAGAAATCTGCGGAGCAGAAAGACGGCTGACAGTTTTACGGGAGAACCGTTCACACGGCGCAGGCTGTCGAATAAAACCGCTCCGCTGAGAGTAAAGAAGATGGCGACCGCAACCGATCCGTTGAAAGTGCGGAGGACAACCCAGTTGAGCCGGTCATAGACTCCAGCGAGGCTGGAGTAATCCTGTTCCTGAACGCGCGCGATCAGCGCGGGGTCGATGCCGAGTACGGTATGGAAGACCGCGACCGCAAGCGCTGCGTATCCGCGAAGTCCGTCCAGAGCTTCGTTTCGCCGTTCCAAGAATTCGCCCCCCGTTGCGTTGGACGTTAGCATGCACTGTTCCCAAAATCATGGGGTGGCCGCGACTGCAAACGATCGCGGCCCTCATCAGGAGTGTTGGCAAATTCAAGAAATGCCCAATTTACGGGCCTTAGTCGTATTTCTCTTTGCCCGCTGTGTCACTGGTGCGTCAGTAATCATATCCGTCAGTGTCAGGTCATCCCGAGCGTGGCCGTAGGTCGCAAAGACGTGTTGCGGCGACTTCCAGCCGCCTAGCTTGGCGACCGTTATAGGGTCGATCCCACGGTGCAGGAGGGCCGTAGCAAAGCCGTGACGGCATGAGTGCGGAGAAAGCACCTTGATCCCGGCGCGCTTACAGGCGGCTCTCCAAACGCGAACAATGTTGCGCCTGTCTGTGTACCAGAACAGCGGTCGACCCTTCACCTCTTGGAGGTTTGCCAGTGCCACTACCAGCGGCTGCGGTAGGTGCGCTCTGCGCTCGTTCCCCAGCTTGCTCTGCTTGATGAGCACCGTTCGTTTGGCGAGGTCCAGGTCATCGCGAACCACGGCCAACGCCTCTGAGACACGCGCTCCCGTCAGGAACATAAACAATGCCAGAGCGCCAAGGTGCGGCGTGCTCGCCTTCATGAAGGCCTGAACCCACTCCATCGTGACAGGCTCTTTGAGCCGTTTATCAATCGGGAAGCGTTTGACCCGGATATGCGGACAAAGCTCCGATTCCGCCGCGTGATTGATGATGGCTTGAGTGGCGACGATGAATTGCCTGTTCCTAGTAGAAGCCATTGCCTTCGGATAGGCGGCCTTTGCACCGGCCCGAATTGCACCTGAGGTGATGTCCTTTACGGTCGTGTCCTTCCAGTAGTCCTCGACCTTATCGAGGAACCTGGTTGGCTTGCCAGCCTTGCGATAAAGGATCGCGGCTTGGGCGAAGGTCAGGACCGCTGACGGTCCATTAAGATGACCTTTCCAGTATTTGCTTTCGATGGACGCGGCGACCTGCTGGGCGACTTCCTTGATCGCAGAGCCTGTAGAGCCGCGAAGTCTCCGCCCGGCAACGTGGCCACGGTAGTGCCAGATTTTGCCGCGTCGATAGATGGTGAGGGGCATGGCCGGGTTGCCTCTAGGATGGCGTCTACGTCAGTCTGGGTGAGGATCATACGATTGCCTAAAATGCGGCATGCGCCAAGTGCTCGCGCCTTCTCGCGCACACGTCTTTCCGACCAGCCAAGGCGTTTGGCTAGGGCTTCTGGCGTGGTGATCTCGGGGATGGCTGTCAAAGGATAACCTCCTTTGAGGTCCACGTTAGGACAGGTATGACGGCTTCTACGCCAGAGGCGACAATGCATAAGTGCAAGTTGTCTTTGATATACGATAGGATTGCCGGGCTATTGTGAAACCATTCGCCTCGGAAGCGATCTCTATAGAAGCGGACGTGGAGCTTTACCTCCATCTCGCAATCTCCTGGCAGAACAAGTAAGGGCTGGATCGTATACGGCGACCCAACCTGCATTTGAGATACGCGGGCGCGCCAATTCTTAGAATGTCCGATCTTGATGAATTCTCCCGCCCGGACAAAATAGATAAGCGTCTCGACGCCAGTGCAAGCCGCTTCAGCTTCCTCCCGTGACAATCCACGGCGGGGAACAGTGCGTGATTTGGAAAGGGCGCGGGTCATGGTTCAGCCAAGTTGCGTACAAGGCTCTTTTCTTCGCCGTCAGTTCGTTCCGTCACTGAGTTAACTTTCTGGCGGTAAGCCTCGACCAACTTCCGTATGTCGATGCCTTCCTCGTTGAGGGCGGCCCAAAGGTCACGCTGCCAACGGATATCGTCTTCTGACTTCTTTGGCTCAAAGCCAAGTTTCCCGAGCGCTGCTTCTAACTGGCGCGAATGCTCCCAGTCATCCTTGCCCTCAATCTCGATCAGTGCCCGGATCATTTTGCGCTCCGTTCTTGCCGCGCCACCTTCGTTCCGCAATACGGGCAGAACATCATATTCGTAACGACGTAGCATCCGCCGCCGCAGCACCCATTGATGCTCCATGTTCCATCGCCATCGTCGCACTCGAATTGCGACAGCGGGCGCATTTCAGCGGGATACATGAAGCCGCCGCCAGCAAGCGATTTCACAGCGCCAGCCTGCTCGGCAAACTCATCGCAGCAAAACTCAGTACGTGTGCTATCGGTCATCGCGATCCATCCTTCTGAGTGGAGCCTTCTTCTGCATCTCCTCCACCCGTAGAACCAAGAGAGCGGATGGCGGAGGCGATGAATGTCTTTGCGAAGTTCACGCCCAAGTCCCAGTCTGTATCCTGCGCCCCGATGAAGCCGGGGTTTTCCGCCACCCTCGCACATTCCTCAATCGTCTCAGCCTTTATTCGGGAGAGGGAGGATTCTGCGGCACGAGTATTCCAAGCCGAAACGACAGTTTCGACCCCGGTGTCTGCCTTGGCGTCATGAGCGCGAACCAAGGTTGCGTAGCAATCCTCGCACCGCACGACGGCCTCAAATACGAGGTTCTCAAACTCAGCCTTCCCTCCACAAAACGGACAAGGCTCCAACCTCTCCACAATACTATTCACCGAAGGATGGGTCATTTTGATTCAGCCAAGGTTCGCAGATTGCGGGGATCGGGGACTACGAGGGGTCAAACACTAAGTCCGTCAACGGTAGTGGCTCACTACGATCGGAGTCACATCGAAATCGGGCAGGGTGACCAGCGAACCAAGCGCGTGCTTAATGTCGTACTTCACCTCAGAACGCTCAGCGTCCGTCATACGAACTACCAGCGGCGCGACCAAGCCATCGTGATTAGCGCTCTTGGCAAGGACCCGCCCGACAATAAAATACTCTCCATTCATGCCGTCGCTCAGGATGCAAATCCCGTTGTGATGGTGTATGCCTTTGAATGGGTTATCCATGAACGGCTCCAGCTTTTCATACATGTCGTCTTCGCTAAAGGTGTCATATGGAAACGATGTACCGATCAAAACGTAAGTGTTGCACTGAACGCTCATGGATATCTCCGTTGGCTGTGTGATTGCTTCAGTCGAGGCCGATAGCGTGACGCCAACCTTCGGTGCCAAATTGGTCATCTTGCTCGTTGTCATCCAGAAACGCTTCAAGCGCATCGACGTGCTCGAAAACCTTTAGGATGTCCTCTTTCGTCGCCGCGCCGACAAGATTCTTGCCGCGAATTATGTTGAGTGTCTTTTCGGTTTGTGGCTTTGGTCCGCTCATCTCAATCTCCGTCCGTGGTTGCAGTCCGTGAATTAAAAGTTCTGTCTCGATTCAGGCTTCCTGAATTGAGTCTCTTTCTGCATCACCCCTCTTGCTAAGTTGGGATGGGGCGGGACTCACCATTTCATCGGTTACTTGCATGGGGTGGGTCCTCAGTGCGGTGTTGTGATTTTGGTTGCGAGGATGACTCGAACGCCAGCCTCAACGGCTTGCGAAACCATGTTCTTGGTTCCTTGCCCGCCCTCGAACGCGACGACCAGATCGGGCTTGCCATCGTCCAACATCTGCTTGTTGCGAATAGGTCCAGCAGCGCGCCCGTGGCGATCCCAGTCGGCCTCAAAGGTCTTTGTGGGAATGCCCTGCCATTCGGCAAACTTACGAGCCATGAAGTCAGCACCTGGAGCGCCGCCTTCGATCAGCAATGAAATGCCCTGCTGCTTGTGAATGCCGCCAAGCCATGACCCGAGCGTGAGCGCATCATTGAAGTGACGACCTCCGCAGACTAAAACTCGGATCGGCCTCTCACTCACTTCCATTCTCTGTTCTCCTGGTTGCCTATCAGCAAAGCGCTTTCCTTTGCCTAGGAGGGTGGTCAGTACCAATCGGACATGTTGTAAAACACGCGCCCGTCAGGCGTGACAGTAACTTCGCAACCGTCGTGGGCGATAAAGGTAATCGGCTTGTTTTGCGACCTTGCTTGGATGAGGGCCGTATCGTTTTCCTTCTTCTCGCGATCCCGAATTTCGTTATGATCGGCCATCTCTCTCTCCAATGCAGTCCGTGGGCTTAATGCTCTGTGTTAGGTGGGGGTGGGATCAGTAAAGACCGCAGGAGGCGGAAATTCCGAACTCTCGCGGGCATCCGTCTCCGCATGCGCCTTAACGGGAGATGAAATTGGGAATGCTACCGCTAATGCATAAATGTACTTGTTGTATTGCTTTAGCCACCATGCGGGGTTGTCGTTCCATGACTTGTAATAATGTTGGATTAGACTCCTCAATGAGGGTTCGTCGGTGTCGCATCCTGTATTGATGCGGGCATCAAGCAGGGCGTCTACCGTCACCGATTCTGGGCCGACCTTGATCTGCTCGGTCATTTTAGCTTCTCACGTCGGAGGCGAAGCTTCCGCTATTCGCCTTTGGGACGAGTTCAACCTCGTCTCCTGGGTTGAGGGTCGTATCGGGATGGTGGCCGCCGATCCATTCCACCGTGCCGTCAGCGCGCCAGATCGCTACGTTGTGGGTGGACTGCTGAACGCCCCCAGCCATACACGCCTGCAATGCACTAAACGGGACAGGCAATTTTGATATTTCTTCAGACGTAAGTCTCATGATTTTCTCCTAGGGTTTGTAATTTCAATGTGTTTCCGGCTCCCCGCCGCCGTCATCCCGCTGGGCATCAGCATCCGTCTCCGCAACTGCTGGCGCTATCTTGTCGAGATATTCCCGAATCCGGCCTGCATCCCGCGCCGTGATCTGATGTCGAATGATGCTCTTGCTTGAACCGTTGTATTTCGGTCCCGCGATGCGAAACCCGCCATGGTCGTCATCAATCGAAAGCTGATAGCCGCCGGTCCACCCATCCCTATCAACGCACAGGAAAATCTTGCTGGTGCTCATTTCGGCCCCCTGCTCATTGCATCCATCAGGGCATCGAGCGGAGCATTTCCATAGCCAATGATCCGCTCTTTTGGCGGGGCCATGTGGTGCTCAACAATATGCCAGCCGATGTCAGCATCGCCCGCACCTGTTGGGATATCGACGCAGCGCAAATCCCAACAATTCTGTTCAAGAATATCTAAAGCAGTCTCAGTACGTGAACTGCCTTCGGGGTCCGTGGATTGCTTTGTAGCGATACTTCCCTGAACAAATCCCCCTAAAGGACGGGTGAGAGCGGAGATAGCTTGATCCATCTGTTCAACGAACGAGGTCCAGTTGGTGCCTTGCATTTGGCGGAAATTACATTCCGTTTGCCACAAGAGTTCGCTGCGAAGCGTCGCCCACGCCTCCCTCACATCAGGGCCGGGAGAGGGGTCTGACGGGATAAGGGGCCGCACCGCTTCGCAAATCCAACGCGAAAGCATTTCTTCACTTTCGCCAGACATTCGACACCGTTTGATCTGGCCTAAAATAGTGTTGCGTAGATTGCTTGGCCCCCCGCCGTCAGATTTCGTGCCCGCTCCTGAGAGCAGGGAGGGTTCTGTACATGGCAAGCCGTAATAACGATACTTGTCCACGATCCGCGCGAGCGAATTAAAATTGATCTGCGGCACCATTTGGTGTCCGGGATAGAATGATGAGTCAAAATCGTAGTCACGCCGGTGCGCGAATTGAGCTCCGACCACATCGCGACCAAGCTGATCCCAAGGAATTTGCCCGTATGTCGGAAGTTCACGCTCATCGGGCTGCTTGATAATTTCGCGCCACGCTTCCCTGTCCGGCTGCGATGCTGCGAGACGGAGGGCATCAAGATATTTCTTCGCAGCAGGTATGCGGATGGAAATGTTGATGTAGTTGTATTCGCTCGGGTCATTGACCAATTGAGCAGACCAATCAGTGCGCACATCGGTAGTCAGCTTTTTCTCGAAAAGCTCCGCCAACGCCATCAAATCGGAACGTGCTGCTGTCATGGCTGGGCATCCCGCAAAGCGCAGACAGCCTGTTGCGCCTTCACGCGGCGCATTTCAGCGAGTGCTGGTACGACGCAATCGCCCCATCCGGTCCACATCGCTTCCTCGTATGACGCAGCGTCCTCGAATGCTTGAGCGGCTTCCAAGGCCGCCTTGTGAAGATCGTCAAGTTTGCTCATGCTCGTTCGTCCTTCCGGGTGGAGGAAAATGGAGCAGAAGAAACTCCACTCACGAGGCCGACGACGCGTATCCGCAACTGCTGGCTGGGCAGGGCGGCTCATCCAGTGGCTAACATTCCAGACTTCGCTGCGAAGATTTGGAAAATCGGACGCATATTTGGTTTCGTCGTAGCGCCACCACTTGCCCTCAGCGAACCAACAATCGCAGACACGTCCATACCCGCCGCCAGATAGCGCGCCTTTCGGAGGCGTTAGCCAGAGATCGATCTGCGTCCCGTCCTTCGGCGCAGTGTCAATCGTTCGCCATGCCGGACTTAGTTGCGGAGCGGACTGTTCATTGCTCTGCCCGCAATCTGGTATGCTTGGCTGAATCACTTCTGACGGTTCAGATACGGTCATGACACCACCTCAACCCGCTTCCTGCGGCAGTCCCACTTCCTAGAATCTCTTGGAGCACCAGTCGTGAAGCTGGCTTGTTGTTTGGGAGAGACGGCAGGACGGAAGCGAGAGGCCCAAAATGGTTCGTTCCATCCGCGCTGCACTTCTTCAACCAGAACGCACTCACCTTGCGTTGCATCTAGTGGATGACGCAGCCCGACCGCCGCAATCGTGTAAATGTGCCCCTCTACCAGTTCCATCACATGGCGCATCTGCCCCAGAACGGCGCGGGACGGGGGGAGAGATGCGTTTACACAAACAACCTTCATCCCGATCTTGAATGTCATCTGTTTTAGTGCCCTTGAGGTTCAGAAAGAGATTCACCGCAGAAAGCATTCATCGACACAGAGCAGTTCAGTCAGTGTGTGAGTGTTCGTCAGCCGGAATTTTGGCTTCGATGTAGTCGGCAATTTCAGAGAAGGACGATCCCTTGTCATTGAGCGTCGCAAGGCGCATGTCCATTCCAAGGGGAAGCGTTGTCTCAGCAAAATGCCAATTGCCGACATCATCTTCGGCGCGCGTCGTCGGCTTGCCAGCGACCTTGCACAGCACCCCGAGGCAACAGAATTTTCCTGCTTTCTCGAAATAGTTGCGGCCTTGCTCATATTCGCCTGAGCGCAACGCTTCGATCCACTTCTTCTTAAGCTCTGCATTCATTGCGTTGCCCCTTCGATTGAAAACTCAGTACGTGCAGTTGGAGTTGTTTCCGCGATGGCTCTTTGTACGCATCTTCGCTGAAACCTCTCTTCTCCAACTAATCCTCTATTTGCTTGCCATACTTCTCTTAGATATTCCGTGGCTTCACTGTTGGTCATCAGATCAAGGCGAGGGGTCATGGCATCACCTGCTCAAGCAATGGCGACAAGTCACGTCGCCATCTGGGCCAAACCGCCATTTATTCTTGCGGGCCTTAGTGCGGCATTCTGAGGCGTTCTCGCCAATAAACGTCTCCTGCGAGCGACAGGCGCTCTCCATAGACCCCGTGCTGACCGGATGATTACGGCAGTATAGGTCCATCGAATAACAGCCGACGATCATCACGCACCCCCGGTCTTGGCGGCGCGCAAGCTATCAATCTCCGCTTTCAGTCTCACAATTTCTGCCTCAAGAAGCGGAATGCGCTCATGGGCAAGCGGCTGAGGCTTGATGATTGTGAACTTGCGCTTGCCGCTGGCAAATTCGCCACGAACGCCGCGCCAATAATCCTTCGCGTCGTCCTGCCATGTCCGCCCCGCTGTGCTGGTCATGCTGCCTCCATAGACGAACGAGCAGCTTCTATCCCGATGGTCTGCTCAACGAAGTCTCGTTCAAGATCGGTCAGGTCATCGCCATCAGCTCTGCGGAACTCAACAACGCCCCATGCAATGTCATCCGTGACGTCATTGCAGATCGCCGGGGCTTCCACCTCATGAACGGTGTCAGGTGCAAAGCCATTGGCCGTAATGGCGCGGATCAGTTCTTCGCGTGAGGTAAAGGACTGATGCTCTTTGCCGGTGAATAGATCGGTGATGAATTTGCGTGTCATTGCTGCACCTCGCGGGCAGAGGCGAGGGCGGCGCGGGCAGAGGCCTCGGCCATGACAGCTATCGTCCAAGCGTTCATGCTGCTTGTGGCTTTGATAGCTGACGGCTGGACCATCATTGCAAGAGCGCGCTGACATTCATCCAGCGCCTTCACCAGAGCTTCATGGCTGTTTACAGCGCGGACATGCTTGTGATTGTCGCGCAGGAACGCCCCTAGCGCGTCCAGTTCAGCATCGGTCGGTTCGGCGGCGAAGCTGACGTCAGCATGCCAAGTGTTTTGCTTAAGGCGGCGAACCAAGAGAGCCTTGGGCCAATTGAACGTACGACCACTCACTACCGGAGCGCTCTGTTGGCCGCGATGATCGTTTTCTGAGGAACTTGACTGCATCTTCATCCCCAATTCGTTTCAGTAAAGATTTCCAGAAGGAGAGAACCCCACCTACGAGGGGCCACGAACTGAGTGGCCCGTCTCAGGCCACCCGCTTTCTTCGGTAGGAGAGTTCGCGAAGGCAGAGTTTGCAGGTGACTTCAGCTTCGTTCTCGGTGCAGTTGATGTCGCCGTAGCTGGTCATACGATTGCAGAGGGTGCCGGTGATGGTATGGCCAGCGAACCCGCGAGCGTTCAGTGCGATCTTGCTGAGGTGAGTTACTTGCTTGGCCATTTCCGTTTCCCCTTTTCACCAGCCCCACATGGGTAAGGCTCTGCTATGGGAGAAGTATAGGCATAGAATGTTATGGAAGGCAATAGGAGTAGGCAAAGAAAGTTATGAGAAAACATTCCTGAGGAGAATCAGGTGGTTAGCGGCGCAAAATCTGTTTGGAAACTTGGACATTCGACCTACATTCACGACACGGTGAGGTGGCCGAGCGGTCGAAGGCAGCGGTTTTAGGTTCCGCCGAGGAGTCGCATCTTCCGAGGGTTCGAATCCCTCTCTCACCGCCACTCCTTTAAGGGGAGAGCGATCTGCGGGGGCCATGCGAGATTATGCCCCCGCAGATATGCATTTTCACGGTAATTGAACTTTTAGCCAGGATAGCTATTATGGGGACGTGAGCTGGCAATGCGACCGGCGAAAGCCGTGCCTGCGAACATTCCTAGCCCTGCGGGGCTGGGTGGCGGTGAGAACTGCACCAAACAAAGGCCCGGCCCTAATAGGCTGGGCCTTTCGTTTCAGGCCTTCCGAATTGCCTTGATGATGGAAAGCGCCTGCTCCTGGATCGCCGCGGGCTGGTCTCGCAATAGCTGGTTGGGCGTTGGCCGGTCGGGATGATGGTACAGGTCTTCTGGCTCCATAAGGTCGCCGCCAAGAGCCTCTGAGAGGGCCGCCAGCGCGTCCGTCGAAATGGCGACCTTTTGTAGCTCCCACCTAGAAACGGTCATCACATCGCACCCCAAGCGCTCCGCGAGCTGCTTTTGGGTGAGGCCTCGCGCCTCCCGGTGTTCCGCCAGATAAACGCGCCTCGGGCGGCGTGGATGAATTTTGACGACCATCAGCAGAACATACTAACCCGCTGTGCCTATTACGATATTCATAGAATGATATTGCTATTGACGATACTAACATTCTATGCCTATAGTGGGGCATGACTCATCCACTGAAAGTTTGGCGCCTAAGCCTCAACCTCTCTCAGCCATTGGCTGGCGAGCGTTTAGGTGTTGACGCGATGACAGTCTCGCGCTGGGAACGAGGCGAACACCTCCCGCGCAAGGCACAGTGGCCAAAGATCGAGGAAGTGACTGGCATCACTCCCTCGCAAATGATTGGACACGTTAAGGCGGAGGCCGCTCAATGACGGTCAACGCGATCAGCTTCCAAGACCTCCTGATTGGGCGGCGATGTGAGCCACTTACTCGTGGCTTTCAGAACATCCTTGATGTGTCCCGGCACGTTGCCGAGCGGACAGATCAGTTCAATTTGCGGAATCAGAACGCGGCCCTCTCGGGAGTCCTGCACCTTCATCAGGGTGATGTGGAAGTTGCCGTTGCGGACAAACATGTTTCCGATGGCCTCGAAGTAGATCAGTGGAACGTCGTAGCCGTCGATAATTCTTTCCTCGCTCATAATGTCGCCCCCCAGCCAAAAGCGGCAACCTTAGATCATTTCCAAAACGGAATTGGCGGCAAGGAAATTCGATTCCGCATTGCGCCGCTGGCTTTTAATTCAAAAGCTGCTGACGGCAGGGGCATACCGCCAGCAGCTTCCGTGCATCACGACGTGGGGCAACGTCGCAATCTCGTTCAGCGCAACCCGCGCAAGAACCACCTCAATCCAAAGTATGTGAGCGCAATCAGCACGGCTGCTGCTCCTGCGATCCAGCACCACATTGAAAACTCCTTCTCGTTCTCTCCGCGATCCAAGTGTTCAAGCAAATCACGGTTGCTGACTTCCGCGCTAACGGTCGTCGCAACAAATTCTGTAGCTCCTCACTCGCGCGCCAACGCGGGTCATCGAGGATCGGTCTGAGGTCAACTGTCTGTCTATCCATGGTTCGCAACTGAACACATGGAGAGATCAAAGTGGTGATGAAGAAGGACAAGAACGTGATGAATGTCATCGCAAACGTGAACTGGAAGGATGAGATCGGCGTCATAGCCGGACCCTTTCAGCCTACGGACACAAAGCAGAGTTGGCTTTCCCGTGCCGCTCGCAAGGCCAACGTCTCCGTTCGTTACATCACCAGCCTTTATTACGGGCACGTAAAAGACCCGAAGTTCAGTGTGGCGTCGAGCGTACTGAGCGCAGCAGAACTTGCGCGCATTGAAGCAACACGCCGCGAGGCCGCACAACTCGCGTCACGCTTCGAGATCACAGCCGAGGGACTCAATGCTAAAGATGCGGATTTTTTTGGCGCAGAGATTAATTCGCTGCTCGACGCGGCTAATCGTCTGCGCTCGATGGGTGGCACCTGAACTCTGGGAGCATCAGCAATGAGAACCTGGACTTGGGACATTGCGCTTGCCCTATTTCTCATGGGCATCACGACGAGCATCGGCGTCCTTATCGGCATGATGGTGAGTATGTCATGAGACAGGTCATGTCCGAAGATGAAGTGAAGCGCGCATACCAACTGAGGAAGCAGGGGCTGACGTTCAACCAGATCGCGGTTGCTATGGGCCGCAAGTACAACACGATAGTCAATCGCTTCAAATGGGACGCGATGACGCCAGAGGAACGGCAGATCAACCGCGACCGCAAGCGTGAGTGGCGGAATACTCATTACGGGAAGCCAAAGGCCGACATTGCTCTGCCGATTGCCAGGCCAACGCCAGAAATGCTCGCTGATCGTGACCGGCGCGAGGCCATGCCTCATCGCGATCTGACCGGCGCGTTCTTTGGTGATCCACCCGTGGGGCTTTCAGCATTGGAGGGGCGGCAATGAACATTCATGAGCGCGTCGAATATCTGGAAGAAGAGAACCGGCAGCTACGGCAATCGATCGCTGGCATGAAGCATGATTTTCCACGCGAGTGGGGGCTGACGGGCGCTGAACAACGGGCGTTGAATTGTCTCTACACGGGTCAGAATTTCTTCCGGCAGGAAGAGGCCATTCGCTTCGCTGCGAGTAATGGCAACGCTACAGACCGCGATCTGGTCAAGGTCTACATTTGCAAGCTTAGAAAGAAGCTCAAGCCATACGGCATTGAGATCAAAACGGTGTGGGGCGAGGGATACGAGCTTACACCGGAGTCAGGAAGCTTAATCAAAAACACGCTTTCGACTAAGCCAATTTTTAGCTTTGCGGGTGAGAGTGCATCAGCATGACCCGCCAGCGCCTTCCAAATCGCCGATTCAATGAGACTTTCGAGTTTCAGCACGCGGGCGTCAACTTCACCGCTTCTTATGGCCGCGATGACGGCGGAAAGATCAAGGAGTTGTTCCTGTCGGGCGGGAAGGCTGGCTCGGTCATTGAAGCGATGATGAGCGATGCTTCAACGTCAATCTCAATCGCATTGCAGAGCGGAGTGAAGCCGCACGAGCTGGCGCACTCAATGGTTCGCAACCCTGACGGTCAACCAGCATCGCCGCTTGGTGTTGTTCTTGATGACATGGTGATGGGATGAGCGAGTTTCCTCACGCATTGCTTTGCTATCTCACGGAGCCGACGCCGGGCCAGCCGGTTATCAACGTGCAGACGCCAGACGGTCAGCTTGTGCGCGCAATCGTCAATCATGAGCAGCTCAAAATCCTCATCGCTCGCGGTGCAGAGATTGAATACGGCTATGTGGAGGCGCGGGCGTGATGGATTATTTCGAGATGGCCGCTGATCTGGAAAGGGCAGTTGTTATCAACTTGCCGTTTCCGCCTAGCACAAACAACCTTTTCATTAATGTAACGAAGGGCAGGATTCCGTCCGCACGTTATGCCGACTGGCGGCAAGAGGCTGGATGGTCGCTGAAGGCGCAGCGCCCGCGCTCGATCAAAGGCCCTGTCATTCTCAAGTATCTGTTTCAGGAGGGCCAGGATCGGCGCAAGCGCGACATTGGCAATCTTGAGAAAGCCCCGACCGATTTGCTCGTTGAACACAAGGTCATTGAGTCTGACGACAACACGATTGTCCGGGCTATTGCACTCGGCTGGTCAAAAGCTGTGACCGGCGCACGGGTTCAAATCATTCCAGTTTCCAAGTCGTAACCGCTGAAGGGAGATCAGCATGAGTATCGAGGAACACCAGCCGGTTGGGAGGCGAGCTATTACACACGCTCGCATCGGCAACTTGCTGCACGACATGCGCGAGGACGTGGACGATCTGGTCAAGCTCTACAACGACGCAGAAGGCCGCTCGCTTGTCACGCAGGATGAAGCGGAGATCACCGCGATCCGCAATTCAATCAACTGGCTGCTTTCGGACATTCTGGTAAGCCGCAGCATGCGGAGGGTTTCATAATGGGTCGCCCTTCACAGGAATTGATCGACTTCATGAAGAAGTGGGACGTACCCCGCGATGACGTGTGGGAAGTCCACGGCTCAACGTGGGTTGTGAAGCACAAGGCGCTTGAGCGTGTCGCCGCAAAGGCTGGCATCACATGGGAGCGCCCGGCAATGCTCGAATGCAACAGCGAGAAAGGCGTCGCCGCTCTCGTTGTGTTCGGCAAGCTGGGTGAGCAGATGGAATGGTCCATCGGTGAAGCCCTCATTGCTCGCGATGGCGTGATCGGCGGAAACTACAAGGTTACCGGGAAGCAGGCCGGATACGTCTACGCCATGGCGGAAAAGCGGGCGAAGGATCGCGTGATCTTGAAGCTGCTTAATCTGCACGGCTCTGCGTACTCCGAGGCCGAAGCGGACGAGTTTTCCGAAGAGCGCCGCCAGAATCCTCATGTCACGCGCCCGGAGGATATTCTGCCGAAAACTGAGTTCGGCCCGAATGGCGAGCCTATCGACAATATCCCGCTTGCCGATCCTGGGGCCGGTCGGAAGTTGCCGGTGAAGGACCAGCGCCCGATTTTTGAAGCGCTGCAGAAGGAAATCCACGCCACTGGCTCGATTATCGAGCTGCAGGAGTGGGCTGAGAAGAACAAAAACCGTCTCGCGGACCTCAAGCCTGATTGGCAGGAAATGCTGCGCGGAGTGTACGCAGAGCAAATCAACGGGCTGCGCAATCTCGCGCGTGGCGATGACATGAGGATGGCAGGCTAATGGCAGCATCAGTGAACAAGGTAATTCTTATCGGCAACCTCGGGGCCGATCCTGAAATCAAGCGCACGCAGGATGGCAGGCCGATTGCGAACCTCCGCATCGCTACGTCTGAGACATGGCGGGACAAATCAACCGGCGAGCGCAAGGAAAAGACCGAGTGGCACACGGTCGTCATTTTTTCGGAGCCGATCTGCAAGGTCGCCGAGCAATACCTACGCAAGGGATCGAAGGTCTATATCGAGGGCAGCCTTCAGACTCGCAAATGGACCGACAAGGATGGCAAGGATCGCTACTCAACCGAGGTCGCGATCCAGGCTTATGGAGGCGCGCTCACGATGCTGGACGGCAAGTCGGATAATGCACCACCAAGCCGGGTTGCTGGCAAAGGCGACGACATGAACGATGATGTGCCGTTCTGATGACAAACCGCTCCCACATCACTGACGACGAGATCGACAGGGCGTTGGACTATCTCCGCGATAACGCGAGGGATGCTGCACAGGCGCGAGCAGATCGCGTCTACGTGGAAGAATATCGCAAGGTCATCAAGGCGCAGTTGATGAAGGAACACGGCGACAAGTCTGCCGTTCTTCAGGAGCGCGAAGCATATGCCGATCCGCGTTACATCGCGCACCTCGACGCCATTAAGCAGGCGGTGCTTGAGGATGAAGGGCATAGGTTCCTGCGCGCCGCCGCAGACGCGAAGATAGACGCATGGCGCACGCAGTCCTCAAATACGAGGGCGCGTGTATGAGCCGCAGCGTACCAGAATGGATCGGAAAGACGCCAGACAGCAATCCTCCGCCTCGGGTTAGGCTTCGCGTGTTTGATCGGTACGACGGGCGCTGTCAGTGCGGCTGCAATCGAAAGATTCTGGCCGGTGAGCGCTGGGATTTGGAAGACACAATCGCGATTGTTAACGGGGGCGAGCGCCGCGAGAGCAACTTCAAGCCATGGCTAACTGAGCACCACAAAGGAAAGACCGCTAGGGACGTTCGCGAGAAATCCATTGTCCGCCGCAAGCGCATGAAGTCAATCGGTATCGCGCCAAAGAAGGGCAGGCCGATGCCTGGTTCTAAAGCGTCTGGTTTGCGTAAGCGTATGGACGGCACTGTCGAGAGGCGTTGAACAGTGGGGACAGTTTAGCAAAAGGCTTCATTACCGCGCGCCGCATCACCATCTTCGGCACTGAAATACGGGGCAGACTATGCAAGTAACGCCATCGCAGAGGCAATTCGCAGACGCGCATAAGGGCCGCATGGATCGGCTTTGGCCAGCAAAGGTGCCTGTTGCGAAGCAGCGCAGAGAGAAGTTTCGGCGGCAGCCGCCGCGCGCACCGACTGCACAGGAATGGTTTTGTGAGGCATGGTCGCTCTTGGATGGCCCCGACATTCGCCTCTCCATTAAGGATATTCAGAGGGCGGTTTGCGAGCACTTCCACGTTCCGCACATGTACATGGAGAGCAGCCGTCGAAATCACGCGCATTATTTGCCGCGCGCAACGGCAATCTATCTCTGCAAAAATCTCACTGTTCAATCTTGCCCGGCCATCGGGCGGATGTTCGGCAACCGCGATCACACCACGATTCTTAGTTGCGTCAATTCGGTCGAAAAGATGATCGCTCTGCGCCACCCGATTGCACGGGATATTGAACTTATCACTATCAAGCTAGGGGCAAAGCATGAATGAGATCGGACATAACTCCATCGCTAAAGACCAGCTTGCGAGCATCGTTAGTCGCATTAATCGCCTCGAGGACGACAAGAAGGCTATCGGTGATGATATCCGCGACGTGTACGCCGAGGCGCAATCCGCTGGTTTCAACTCGAAGGCGGTGCGCGTGATCGTTCGTAGGCAACGAGCTGATGCCAAAAAGATTGCTGAGCTCGAGGCCGACGTGGACCTTTATATGGCCTCACTGGGAATGCTGTAATGAGCGCCGGGGGGATTGAGAAGCTATGCGAGCAACTGGCAGAGCTGGTGGCCAGCAATACGCTTATGGCGTTCGAGAACTGGCAGGGCGGAATCGCCAGCCCGATTGAGCGGATATTCTGCATAGGGCTTTGGTCGTTTGTGGATTTGCACAGCTGGGAGTACGAGGGGTTCTCCTCGGTTGTTGTGCGCTACGGCGGCCGCGATCTATCAGAGCAGGATATCGCCCAGGTCAACAAGCATGGGGTTATCCTTCTCGAGTATCAAAAGAGCGAACTTTCGTGGAGAGCGGATTTTGTTTTGTCCGTTCCATCGCTTTCTAGCAGGAAGATGATCGTCGAGTGTGACGGCCACCAATTCCATGAAAGAACCAAGGAGCAAGCCGCTCGAGATAGATCGAGGGACCGAGAGACTCAGGCGGCAGGCTACTCTATCCTGCGCTTCACCGGCTCTGAGCTCTATCGTGACCCACTCAAGTGCGTGCGGGAAGTTCTTGACGCGCTTAAGCAAACGTGGGGTGCTTGATGGCCCGCATAAGGACAATAAAGCCCGAATTTCCTCAATCAGAGACAGTAGGTAGACTCTCGAGAGATGCCAGGCTTCTGTTTGTTCAGCTTTGGACCATTGTGGATGACGCCGGGAGGGCTCGCGCAGCCTCGCGAATGCTCGCGAGCCTTCTCTACCCATACGACGACGACGCCAAGAAGCTGGTAGACCGATGGCTTGATGAGCTCGAGCGGGCTGGCGCTATTCGCCGTTATGAGGTTGATGGGTCGCAGTACCTCGAGATCGTTAAGTGGCTCGAGCATCAGAAGATTGACAGGCCGTCGCCATCCCGGTTGCCGCCGTATCGCGAGCCTTCTACGAGTCCTCGCGAGGATTCGCGAGCATCCGATGCTGACCTAGTACCTAGTACCATGGACCTAGTACCTAGTATCAGCGCGGACGCTGACGCGCCGCGAGCTCGATCTATTGAACGTAAAACCAGGAAGGGCGTACAGACCCCACTGCCAGACAACTACCCGATGCCGGATGCTATCCGCGCATATGGCGAAGCGCAGGGGCTTACCGGATCAGAGTCCGCTCGAGAGCATCAGCGGTTCTGTAACCACGCCAAGCAGAATGACCGGCGGTGTGTCGATTGGATCGCCGCTGAACGGAATTGGTTTATTGGGGCGGCTGAGAGGCTTGGCAGGTCGCCACCCGTCTCGAGCTCGCCCGGCGCATCAGATGGTTTGGTCGAGGTGACCGGCGAAGCTGAGCTCGCTGCTTGGGATGAATACGGCAAGAAGAAAACCGGCAAAACATTCCCGCGCAACAGTCGTGGCGGTTGGCGATTCCCATCGAGGTGGCCGCCCGGATACGAGGTGCCAGCATGACCGAGCTTGAACGCCTAGAGAAAACGCTGAAGTCCAACCACATGCAGAAGCAGCATGAGGATTGGGGATATCCAAGGGGATGGAATGCAGCGCTTGAATTTGTCGAGACGGAAATCGGTAAGTTGAAGGCCGGTCCGGCCGGATAAGTGTCCTCATGGCTTTAGTAAGCCTGGGTATTGTAGTGAATGTAATTTTGATTGAGCAGAGAAGACCGCAGAAGGCGGGCACTTCCCGCTAACGATAGAACAGCAACTGAGTGGAGCTAAAATGGCAATCGCATTGGATGAAGCTAAATTGACTGAACTTGAAATTAAGAAGATGCCGGAGGGCGGATATCTGGTTCTTGACCCGATTGGTCGGGATCGCGATGGCTTCAACTACCGCCCGCCATTTCGGTTCGCGGCAACGAGCGTTGATGAGGCACTCAAATACATCAAGGGCCGCCTGGAGCCGAAGAAGGCATAACTCGGTCGCGGAGAGGGGCGTTTCTCTGCGATGGCGGCTTTCTGAATTGAGTCTCTTCTGAAACAACGGGGTAGCATCACAATGGCAAGGCAAGGACGCAACACAGCGGAAGTCATAGATCGCGATGAACTCCGCCGGGAGAAATCCTCAAGCGAGGACTTCCGTGGCGCAACAATCGAGCGCATCCGCAAGACAGACGGCCACTTCGTTGTTGGCGATGACAAGCAGGGCGGCAAAACCTGGACCATGATGGACAGCCCATTGGAGCGCCTACACGCCCAAGGGAAGCTCACCAAGCACGAGTACGACGGCTTGGTGAAGTTCCGTATCCATTGGTATCACGGCGGCCTGCAGCCTTCCCTGAGCAGCGTAGACCCTAACCGGGTGTTTGCTGCGGACCCGTCGAATTTCTCGGGCATGGCGAAGTCAGAGCGGCAGGTATTCCACCGCCAGCAATATCGGGAGGTCTTGGAAATGCTCGGTCACCGGGCGCGGATTGTCCTTGAGAACGTGGTTTGCACCGAGCAGACGGTTTTGACGGCTGGCTATGCGCTGGGCTGGAAGAACCGGCCACAGGCAGAGGCGGCGGCTATTGAGAGCCTGCGGGATTCAGGATGGCGACTGGCGAAACATTGGGGGATGGTGTGATGGGTGCCGCATTGGTCGTTGCTGTTATTCTGAGATTTGCTTGGGTGTTTACGGTACTTATCGGAACGTCCTATGTTGTTTTCTGGCTTGGCTATAGCGGCTGGTGGTTTTTATTGGCCGTCCTGCTTATGGGGACAGGGGGCGGGGATGAAAATAAATCGGGTGCGGCCAAGTAATCGGTGTTGACATCAGTTACAAAGTCTGGCAGACATTCGATAACAGCCAAAGTTGCGCCCCGTCCGAGGCGGGGTTTTTGATTCTGACTGCGGCGACGGTAGAGAGCGGCGCAAATGGCGTTCAATAGGGTTTATCGCCAAGACCCCTCTGGGACTTGAACTACCCCGGACAGTCAGAAGCAGTTCGAGCAGCGGCACTCACTCTTGCCACGTCCCCACGAGCATATCTCCCCCTGTAGCCGAAGGGTGGACGGTTGAGCCTTTCGAGGGGTGCTGCTGCTCGGAGCTAATATTCACTGTTCAGCAAAGATCGCAGAAAGCCAACATCGGCCAGAACATCGGCCAAAGGGACTGAGTGAACCATGCGCAAGAGAGCGTCAAAGCGTCGTTGGCTTGCGAGGTTCAAGAACGGCGCTTCTGTGCCAAAAACCGTACTGGTTGAACATCCATCACTTCTGTATCGGCTTGCCCACATTGGAATGGTTTGGAGCAGCTATGCGGACATGGTCAAGCGCTCCACTCAGTCTCGGGACTAATTGCCCATCTGCACTGCCTGCTTTCTGGGAGCCTTGTCTGAACCATGGGTGAGGTTGTTTACGGAATTGTATTTGGAAAGCCCAAGACTGAAGACCAAAGCAAGCCTTCCAACGTCTCCTACATTCACGACAGCATTCCCTCGTTTCTCACGCCAGCCCCATTCCTAATCCCATTCTGGGACTGGCCTTCTGATACAGAGCCACCTGATGAATCAGCCTAACTCCAAATACACCTACAAGATCGACTGCGTAGCTCATTACGTGTCCTGCAGTCATTGGGGATTGTTTTTGGCGTCAGGCACTTAGGCAATAAAATATCCATGGCGAAAGCTGGCAGGCCAAAGGGCGCAATCAACAAGGATAAGCCGTTCTCTGAAGCGCTCCGCATGGAGCTGAACGCTGCAGGCGAGGATCATAAGGCGCTCCGCAAGATAGCCGCCAAGGTCATCTCCATGGCCGAGAACGGCGACATGCAGGCGATCAACGCTATTGCAGACCGTCTTGACGGCAAACCCGCACAAGAATCGACGGTGACATTTGACGACAAGCGAGAAGCTGCGGACTGGAGCCGAGCAGAGCTGGTCGCCTTCCTCAATGAGCGCCGAAATGGCGGCTCAGGAGCTACTGAGGCGGACGGACGCGGCCCAGAGCCTGATAGCGTTCACTGAGTACACATATCCGCGCTACAGGACGGCTGCGCACCACAGGATCATTGCAGGTCAGCTAGAGCGGGTAGAGCGGGGCGAAATAGACCGTCTCATGCTGCTGGTCCCGCCAAGGCACGGAAAGTCTGAACTGGCCTCAAAGCGCCTTCCGGCGTGGTATCTTGGCCGCCAGCCGCATAAGCAGTTCTTGTCCGTCTCAGCGACTGAGGGCCTTGCAGCGGACTTTGGCCGCGACGTGCGTAACATCATTGGCAGTGCCGAATATCGCGCTGTGTTTGACACGCGGCTTGCTGAGGACAGCCAGGCCAAGGGCAAATGGCACACCTCAGAAGGCGGCATGTTCTACGCCATCGGCGTTGAAGGCAACATTCTTGGTCGCGGCGGCGACGTTCTGCTGATTGACGACCCTTACGCCACGATGAAAGAGGCGCAGTCGGAACTGACGCGCAAGAACGTCTGGGATTGGTATACGGGCACGGCCTATAACCGCCTCATGCCGGGCGCGGCGATTGTGGTCATAAATCACCGCATGCATGAGGACGATCTGTGTGGCCAACTGCTGGCGCAGCAGGCGGCGGGCGGCGATAGATGGGAGGTCGTTGAACTCCCGGCATTGAATGATGCAGGTGAGGCGCTTTGGCCCGAGGCTTATCCGGTGAAGGCGCTTGAGCGCATCAGGCGGAACTCTCAGCCGCGATATTGGTCAGCACTCTATCAGCAGCGCCCAGCGCCGGAAGACGGCGATTACTTCAAGGCCGAATGGCTCAAGCCATACGACAAGACACCGCCGCTCGATACGCTGCGGGTCTACGGCGGCTCCGACTACGCCGTGACTGCTGACGGCGGCGATTACACAGTCCACGCCGTTGTGGGCCTTGATCCCGAGGGGCGGATGTACCTCCTCGATCTATGGCGCAAGCAGGCGTCGTCGGACATGTGGATTGAGTCGTTCTGCGACATGGTTCTGCAGTGGAAGCCGATGGCTTGGGCTGAAGAGCAGGGCCAGATTAAATCAGGCGTCGGGCCGTTTCTTGAGCGCAGGATGCGTGAGCGCCGCGCTTACACGGTTCGGGAGCAATTCCCGACCAGAGGCGACAAGGCCATCAGAGCGCAATCTATTCGCTCCAGCATGGCAATGAACGGGCTGTATGTCCCGGTGAACGCGCCTTGGTACGCGGACTTGCGGAGCGAGCTGTTGAGCTTCCCTGCCGGCAAGCACGACGATCAGGTGGATGCGCTGGGCCTTGTCGGCCAATTGCTCGACAGGATGCAGGCCGGACTTAGACCAAAGAGCCAGGAACAGAAGCCGCGCGACAGATGGGACGCGGTATTTGACGATGACGGAGGCGAATTGAATTGGAAAACGGCGTAGCGGCTGACGCGGCTCCCAAGGACGGGATGCTTGACGTTGGCGATCTCTGCAGAATGTTTGAGGAAAGCGAGGATTCGACCTACGAATCCCGCAAGCTGTCAGAGCGCGACCGTGACTATGTGGACAACAAGCAGCTTACGGCTGAAGAGGAAGCAACGCTAAAGAAGCGCGGCCAGCCGCCGGTCATCGACAACCGCATCAAGACCAAGATCGACTATCTTGTTGGGCTGGAGAAGCAGCAGCGCATTGATCCGAAGGCGATGCCCCGCACGCCAAAGCATGAAGCTGATGCGGACGGCGCGACTGAGGCCCTTCGATATGTGGCCGAGGAACAGGACTACGACGCCAAGCGCTCTGGCGTGTGGCGCAACATGCTGGTCGAGGGCTTTGGCGGCATCGGCGTATCAGTAGCCGAATCCATTGACTACAACGGCCAGCCTGGCATTGAGGTCCGTATTCGCCGGTACTCGTGGGATCGGCTGTTCTATGACCCACATTCGTCCGAGGTGGACTTTTCGGACGCTGGCTATCTCGGGGCGGTCCTGTGGATGGACTACGACGATGCCTTGGCGATGTACAAGGACAACCCGGACGCCGCCAATATCCTTGACGTGACGCTGACGACAGCGCCGAGCGACACCTACGACGACAAGCCGAAACATTCGCTCTGGGCGGACAAGAAGCGCAAGCGTGTCCGCATCTGCCAGATTTGGCTCAAGCGCGACGAGCAGTGGTATTTTGCTGAATACACCAAGGGCGGCATTCTGAAGGCCGGGCCGTCGCCTTACAAGACCGACAAGGGCGAGACTGACTGCGAATTGATCCTGCAGTCGGCTTATTGCGACCGAGATAACAACCGCTACGGCCTCGTGCGCGAGATGATCTCGCTGCAGGACGAAATCAACAAGCGCCGGTCCAAATCGCTGCATCTGCTGTCGTCCAACCAGACGATGTACGAAGATGGCGCAATCGACAATATCGAGGTGTTCCGGCGCGAGAAGGCCAAGGCCGACGGCACGATGAAGGTTGCGCCGGGCGCGCTGCGCGATCAGCGCGTTCAGACCATCAGCGGCGTCGAGGTTGCTACGGCTCAGTTCCAGCTTCTGCAGGAATCGAAGAACGCCATTGACCTGAAGGGTCCGAACGCCACGGAAATGGGCGACAAGACGCAAGGGTCAAATGCTGCATCTGGCCGCGCTATCGTTGCCAGTCAGCAGGGCGGCATGATCCAGATTGGCGATCTGATGGACAGCCTGCGCCATTTGGACAAGCGCGTATTCCGCGCGATGTGGAATCGCATCCGTCAGTTCTGGACGGCTGAGAAGTGGATTCGCGTCACCGACGACGAACAGAACGTCAAATGGGTTGGCGTCAACGTCGATCCGCAGCAAATCGAGATGCTAGCAGCGCAAGACCCGCAGTCTGCCGAGAAGATCAAGGGCATTGTCAGCAATGTGGCCGAGCTGGATTGCGACATCATCATTGATGAAGCGCCGGACAGCCTGTCACCGCAGTTGGAACAGTTCCAGGCGCTTGTCGAACTGAAGAAGTTCGATACCGATGGAGAAATTCCGTTCAAGTCGATTGTGCGGGCCGCCCCGAACCTGAAGGGCAAGCAGGCGATCCTGAACGAGATGGAAGAGCGCGGCCAGCAGAAGGCAGAGGCCAGCAAGCCTGCGCAGGAACTCCAGATGCGCGGTGCGGTCGCTGAAGTCAGCAAGACCGAGGCGCAGGCGCAGGAAATCCAGTCGAAGATACCGCTCAACCTTGCCAAGGCGCACGAGGCTGGAATGCCGGATCAGGCGCAACAGCCACAGCAGGGCGATTATGAGCCGCCGCCTGAACTGCAGAATGCCAAGATCGTGGCAGAGATCGAGAAGCTATTGTCTGAGGCGCGCAAGAGCGACGCCACGACCGAAAAGACGCACATGGAAACCTCCCTCGCGCCGTATCAGGCAGCGCATCAGGTTTCCATGGACCGTGACAATCTGAAGCTGGCCGCGCGCAAGCCGCAGGCTGCTTAACCAATACCGTCGCCGGGTTACGGGCGTTTGAGAGCGTGTCTCACACAACACGCGGTGCCGCCGATCATCGGGCGTATGTGACTACTCACAAAAACTAGGATGCCATGACTGAATCTCTGGACAATATCCTGTCCGGGAGCGGCGGAGCCGTGCCCGAGCAGAACACCCAAGTTGAGGAACAGGTAACGCAGGTTGCTGAAGGCGAAGGCCAGCAGGAACAGGCTGAAGCATCAGAGCAGGGCGAGCAACAGCAGGGCGGTCAGAAGACCGTACCCCACGAAGCTCTCCACGCCGAGAAGCAGAAGGTCAAGCGTTATACCGAGGAAGTATCGAGCCTCCGCCAAGAGATTGCGGATCGCGATGCAGCCTGGGAACGACGGATTGCGCAGATCATTGATGCGCAAAAGCCGAAGCCGGAACCTCAGCAGCCGCCCGATCAGTTCGAGGATTTTACTGGTGCAGCCAGGCACGCTTTGATGCCCGACTTGCAGCAGTACGATAGTCGAATAGAGGCGCAGAACGCGCGTTGGCAAAAGCGATCACTTCGCGAGGCCGAACGGGATCACGGCAAGGATATTGTGAAGGCGGCTTATAGCGCTGCCAATCAGTGGATCAGTAGTGGCGCGCCGGAGGCGGCGGCTTTCAAGAAATCCCTTATCGAGGAGTCCGATCATCCATTCGAGGATATGGTCGCTTGGTTTAAGGGGCATCAGCGCAGTGCGCTTGTGCAGGATGAACGTGTTTCGTCGCTTTTAGATAAGCTCAACGAAAACCCGGACATAGTAGATAAGCTACAGCTATTTCTCGAAAACCCTAGCCAGCTTCAGCAGGGCGAAGGCCAGCAGACGCAGCAGCGTCAGGCCACCATGCCCTCCAACTTCGCAACGGCCCGCAACGTGGCCAATCGCAGTACCGGCCCCGCATGGGCTGGTCCCGCACCACTTCAGGACATCTTCAAACGCTAACCACGCCGTTACGACGGCGCGCGATTTGGTGTCCGCATCCGAAAGGATAGCCATCCATGGCTGACACTCGTGTAGCCTCCGGCCTCACTGTCGAACAGTGGGACGACAAGTTCTTCACTGAATACCTGACCGAAACCCGCTATTCCGGCGAAATGGGTACGGACGAAAGTTCGATCATCCAGGTCAAGGAAAATCTGACCAAGAAAAAGGGCGACCGCGTTAACTTCGCGCTCGTGAACAAGCTGACCCAGGACGCTGTCACCGGCAGCAATGTCATGGAAGGCAACGAAGAAGACATGGCTTCGCGTTCGTGCGAGGTCCGTGTTGACAAGCGCCGTAACGCTGTGCGCGTGGCTGAGATCGACGAGCAGTACTCCGCCATTGGCCTTCGTGATGCTGGCCGCGCAGTCCTCAAGGACTGGTCGCTCAAGGATACCGAAACGCTCGTCACAAAGTCGCTCGGCACCATGACCGATGGCACTTCCGTCATCAACATGAATGCGACCGACGTGGCTGCGTCCGGCAACCAGACCGCGCTTGATGCGTGGCTGGTGAACAACGCTGACCGCGTTTACTTCGCCAACAACGCCTATACGGCCAAGACCGACTTGTCGGCTGGTCTGGCGACGCTGACGAACGCGACCGCTGCCGAGAACTTCTCGTCGGTCAACGCCAAGGCCATGAAGTTCATGGCAACTGTGACTGCGAACCCGAAGATTCGTCCCATCCGGGTCGATGCCTCGAAGGGCCGCCGTTACTACGTCGCGTACTGCCACCCGCTCGCCTTCCGCGATCTGCAGGCAGATACGACCATCACGCAGGCGCAGCGTGAAGTGAAGCTGGAGATGGAAAACAACCGTCTCTTCCAGGGCGGCGATCTGCTCTGGAACGGCATCATCTTCAAGGAAGTGCCGGACATGTACGACATCAACACCCTGACCAATCTGGGCGACTCCAGCACTTCGACAGTTGTGCCGGTGTTCCTGTGCGGTGCGCAGGCTGTTGGCGCGGCGTATGCAAAGCGCTGGACCTCGAAGGAGCAGACCTTCGACTACGGCGACAAGCGCGGCGTGGCTATCGAGGCCATTTACGGCATCGAAAAGCTGACGTTCGGCACCGGCGGAACTGACCGCACGACTCCGAAGGACTTTGGTGTTGTGACTGGTTTCTTCTCCGTCTCGGCAACCTCGTAAGGAGTCTGACACATGGCTATTGGAACTGTTGCTTCCGCTCAGGTTGCCTCTGGCAAGCCTGTCGCGGGCCATGGCTTTGCGGGCAACCTCAAGGTCGCCTACGGCACGTATAACATCGGCTCTGCCGTTGCGCAGAACGACGTTATCCAGATGTGCCGCACCCCGAAGGGCGCGGTTATTCTGGACGTGGCAATCTTTGGTCAGGACATTGATACGGGCACTGAAGCGCTCGACTTCGATGCTGGCTATGCCGCGAATGGCGTGGACGCTGCCGACACCGATGCGTGGGGCGTTTTCGTCAACGTGACCGGCGACGGCATTGGCAACGACACGGCGACTGTCCGCCTGTTCGGTGCCGGTGTGCTGGCCTCTGGCGGCCCGAAGACCCTGAGCGCGGAAACCGTGCATCAGATCATCTTCAACGCTGCAGCCAACGCAGGCGGCACTGGCCGTCTGAATATGCTGGTCTACTACATCGTCCCGTAAGGGATTGCATCGCGGGGGCTTCGGCCCCCGCTTTCTTTTTGTCCTAGCGAGGCCTCATGACCAAGACAGCCGACGATCTCGTGTATGAGGTGGCCGCCATTCTTGGCAAGGCCGTGGCCGGTGAATCGCTCGGTCAGCCTGAATATGAGACGATTGACGGCAACATTGACCCTGTGTTGGCGGAGATCGAGGGCATTGTTTACATCGGTGACCGCGACGAAATCGAAGACAAGTACTTTCAGACTATCGCGCGGCTAGTTGCGATTCATTCTGCAGCGAAGTTCAGCAATGCGCCGGTTGATCTGGCGCAGGTTCGTCAGCACGAGAATAGGTTGCGCGAGCTGGCGGCAATCCAGCCAAGCTATCAGCCGGTTAAGGCGGTCTATTACTAATGACCGCAATTCCGTTTCCGGTCCTGTCAGCACCGGGGCGAAAGCCTCAGTCGGCAGGCGGCAGGCTCATTAATTGTTTCCCTGAGAAACTGAGCGGGACTGCGGGCGAGCAATACATCTATTGGCGCACGCCGGGGCTGAAAGCATTCGGCACGAGCGGAGGCGCAACCTTTCGCGGTGCGCTGCAAGTCGGCAGCACGGTTTATGCCGTCATTGACGACACAGCCTATTCGTTCTCGTCATCGGGCGGGGCGGGAACACCGCTTTCCGGGACTGTGCCTGGTACCGCGCCAGTCATCATGGCACGCAACAACGCGGCAACGCCGAACATCGCTATTGTCTCTCCGGGTGACGGAGTTGTGCAGATCGCGAGCGGGTCGGTTTCTTCATGGCCTGACGCCGATGTTGGGCAGCCCAATTCGGTTTGCTTCCTCAAGGGCTTTTTTGTCTTCACGTATGGCGACGGGAAAACCAGAACGTCCGGCGTTAATTCTACCAGCATCAACACGCTGGATGTGGCGACGGCTGAGAGCAAGCCCGACACGCTGTATCGGCCCATGCCTCTCGGCAACGGTCAATTGCTGCTTGTCGGATCGGCATCAACGGAAGTGTGGGGCGGGCAGGTCAACGATACGGGCTACCCGTTCAGCTACATTGCCACCATCCCGCGCGGGGTTGTCGGCCCTTACGCGATCACTGGCGATCAGGATGGCTGGGGCAAGGGTATCTATGCAGTTGGCGATGATCTGAAGGTATCGCGGCTCGATGGCTATCAGTTCACGCCGATCTCGCCTGTTGAGCTTGATACGCTTATCGAGGCGGAAGAGGACCGCACTCAGATTAGCATTTCGGTCTATGTGGCGCAGGGCCGGGGCTACGTCGTAGTTCAGTCGCCTACATGGTGCTGGGAGTTCGATACGGTTCTGCAAAGCTGGCACGAGCGCCAGAGCCATCTGTTGAGCTATTGGCGCTGCATGGGACCGGTCAATGCCTTTGGCAAGTGGCTGTGCGGCGACCGCTCGTCCGGCAATCTACTTGAGATTAGCTCAACCACGCATGATGAGACAGGCGATCCGCTGCGCATGAGGATCGAGACTGGTCCTCTCGGAGGCTTCCCGAAAGTTCTGCGCATTAACGGGATCGAGCTTTATCTGACCAAGGGCGTCGGCATCGCGACCGGCACTGACCCGGTGCAGACCGATCCAGACGTTGAGATTTCCATCTCGCGCGATGGCGGTACGACATGGAGCGCTGGCCGCCTCGTAAAGGCAGGCCGCCAGTCCGTCAGCAGCATTCGCGCTCGTTCGGCCATATGGGGACAGGCTGATGTTCAGGGAGTGCGCTGGCGCTTCGATGAGTCAAGCAGCGTGCCTTATGGGCTGATGGGCGCTGACATGCAAGCAGACACGCTGCGCTGATGGCCGTTCGTCAGATTACAATTCCAGGCCAGAATGTGCCGCTGCAGATTGGCAACTCGGTCAATCCTGACTGGTACGAAAAGCTCAAGTTTCTTGAGTTGCTAAACCCGCTCTCGGATCAGGACTTCTCGGCCATCGAAGCCGAGATCGCGCTGAAGTCCGACACCCTGCGCAAGTTCAACACGCAGACAGGAACGAGCTACAGCCTGCAGACGAGCGATAGCGGAAAGGTCATCCTTTTCACGAACTCGTCTGCAGTGACCTTCACGATTCCTGCGCTCGGCATTGCGCCGACAGCGGGGGGTCTCGTTCAGATTGATATTCTCCAGTTTGGCGCTGGCAAAGTGACGCTTACGCCAGACATGGGAGTCTCGATTGCCTCGAAGGCTTCTTACAAATCGACGGGCGGACAATACAGCACATCAACGCTGCTCAATGTCGGGACTGACGCATACGTTTACTTTGGCGACATCGCCGCATGAGCCGGTTTATGTTCGGCGGTTTCCCGCAGGGTGTTCCCGGCAACGACGCATTCACGAAGATTCTGCTGCATATGGACGGCAGCAACGGCGGCACAACGTTTACCGATGTCAACGCGGGCGGCTCGTCCAATACGTGGACGCCATCCAGTGCGACGACAAGCACATCAGCGGCGAAGTTCGGGCCGTCAGCCATGCTCGGTGCAACTGGGTATATCTCGACGCCGACGCACTCTGATTTTGACATTCTGACAAGCGACGCCTGCGTTGACTTCTGGCTTAACAACAACGGGATCGGTTCGCCGGGTTACGGGCTATGCGGACAGGTTAACAGCGCCGCCGCCATTGCCACTATGTCTTTCATCATGTCGCGGCAGACGACGACCGGCGTCATTCTTGCGACGGTAACGAGCGTCGGCGCTGCGGCCCAAATCTTCTTCACGGGCACAACGTCGCTCGCCAGTACATCGAACTGGAATCACATCGCACTCACTAAGTCTGGCACGTCATTCCGCCTGTTCGTCAATGGCGTGCAGGAAGACAGCACAAAGACATTGGCCTCCGTGGCCTCTAGTGCGCAGCCGTTCACCATCGGCAGGTCAGGCGATTCTGGCTCTGGTTTCTCGGCGCTGATTGACGAGTTCCGTCTGTCGGTCGGCACTCCGCGATGGACATCTAATTTCACGCCTCCTGTAGCGGCGTATTCCTAAGGACACATCATGGCAGGATTTTTCGACACCCTCTTCGGAGGCGGCGCGGAGCGTGAGGCTGCGGACAAGAACCGCGCTCTTTACGCAGACTATCTCGCCAAGGGCACAACTGCGCTCGATAGCGGGTTGAACAATTCGCTCGGCGCGCTCGGCAAAGCAGGCGACATTTACGGCAACCTGCAGGGCAAGTACGGCGCTGGCACGTCGCTCTATCTGGACGCTCTCGGTGTCAATGGTGCTGACAAAGCCGCAGCCGCGCAATCATCCTTCACGACCAATCCAGGTAACGACGCAGCGATCAAGGCGGGTCTGGATACGCTCAATCGTCGGCGCGCATCGGCTGGAATGCTCGACAGCGGCAATGCCGATCTTGACGCGCTGACATACGGGCAGAACCTGCAGAACCAGCAATACAACGGCTGGCTAGATCGTCTAGGCGGACTTGTCAGTCCTGAGGTCGCGGCTGCTGGCGGCGCTGCGGGCAATCAGACCAACATTGCGAATCTCTATCAGGGAGACGCGACAAACCGCATCGGCCTGCAAGGCAACTACACGTCCGGCAACGTCGGCGCGAACAACATGCAGGCTGCAGGAGAGGCTGCGGGAGCTAAGAACCTTTTGGGCGGCGCGCTGTCTCTGGCGACGCTTGGGACCAGCCTGGCCGGCGGAGGCGGCGGCCTTGGTAGCCTGTTCAGTGGCGGCGGGAAGCAATCAACGATGAACTACGGCGGCCAGTCGTGGCCCATGTTTACGTGAGGCGATCATAGATGGCGATTGCACCGCTCCAGATACCCGGTTACGCGACACCTCAGTCTCTGGACTTCTCGTCGCTGGCTAATCTTGGTCAGGTCTACAAGAAAGCCGAGGCAGATCGCGGGCTGCGAGATGCATTCGCAAACGGCGTGCCTACGGACGCTCAGGGCCTTGCGCAGCTTGGCGCTCAGGTTGGTGCCTATAATCCGCAGCTTGGCCTATCGCTTGCGCAACTCGGAATGACCGCCGGTCAACGCCAGCAGGAGCAGGAGCGGCAGGCGCGTCTTGACCAGCGCCAAACCTCACGTGATGCAGTAGATGATCGTTTCCGCGAAGAGTCACTTCGTCTGCAGAAGGCCGCAGCGGCACGCGCGAACGAAGACAAGCCGCTGATTAAGGAAGTCACCGACCCAAATACTGGCGCGACCAGCTTTGTGCGTATTAATCCGCGCACCGGAGAGCTTTCGCCGCTCGGCAGTCCTATGCCTGCATCGCAGCCCAACAACCCCTTCGGCGGGGGCAAGTTCAACGAAGGACAGGGCAAAGCCGCTGGCTTCACCGACAGAATGCTGCAGTCAGAAGGTATCTTGAGCGGAGTTGGCGATAAGCCCGGCGTTCAGGATCAGGGTAGCGGCCTTGCCGGCGCATGGGGCGGGGCGATGGAAGCCGCCGGGAATGCGCCCTATGTCGGCGGAGTTGTTGGCGCACTAACCAACAATCTTAAGGGGGCAGATCGTCAGAAATACGAGCAGGCGAAGCGTGACTTTATCAATGCACAGCTTCGGCGCGAATCTGGCGCGGCGATCTCGCCGTCCGAATTTGATAGCGCCAATAAGCAATACTTTCCGTCTGTCGGCGACTCGGCAGAGGTTATCGCGCAAAAGGCGGCTAACCGGCGCGCCGCCGTGGAGGCAATGGGCCGCGAGGGCGGGCCTTCGTATAAGCCTAAGTACACCTTCGATGAATCGGGCCGCGTCGTTCCATACGGAAAGAAGCCGTCTGGCAATGTCACATCATCCGGCGTGAAGTGGAGCATCGAATAGATGCCGACGCTTAACATCAACGGCAAGCGCGTTACGGTAGACGACGGCTTCTTGAAGCTGTCGCCTGAACAGCAAAGCGCTACTGTGGATGAGATCGCATCGTCGTTCAAGGATGCTGCGCCGCAGGCTGGCGACACCGGAGCGCTCGCCACGCCGCCGCGTGAGCAGACGACAAGTGCGGCGGAACGGTTGACGCTCGACTTTATGAATCAGGGTTCTGCGGCTGGTCAGCGCACTACGCCGAACATTGACGCACAGATGAAGAATTTCATCTCGGATGAAGTTCATCAGAACGACGCTGGCGAAGTCCTCTATCGCGATCCAAAGTCAGGGAAACTTGTCCCGACCGATCAGAGCAAGCAGGTGGCGCTGCGCGACCCGGCTGACAACAAGATCAAAATCTTTGCCAGGAATTCTGACACGAACGAAGGCGTTTTTTCGTCGGCTGGTCGGCTGCTCGGAACAGGGCTTGCCGTTGGCGCTCCAACGTCACGCGCCGCTCAGATCGCTGCGCCCGTTGCGGAGGCCGCACAGGAGCTCCGTCCGGGCCAGCAGGTTATCGCTGCGGCGGATCGGCTTTCCGCGACCGGTTCTCCCGTTCAAGTGCCGCGCGCCGTGGCTACGGACAATATGTCTGTTCAGCAGGCGGGAGCGGCAACATCGAACGTGCCAGTCGCTGGGACGCCGCTGGTTAAGGCTGCGGAGCGCACCATAGCCCAGCTTGGGACCAAGGCCGATGAAGTGTCTCAGGGTTTCGGCTCTGGCAAATCCGTTGCAGAGGCTGGGGACACAGCAAGAACTGCGGTCAAGGATTGGATTACGGGGGGAAGCGCCGCAACAGCGAGCAAGCTGTATAAGCGCGTCGATGACCTCGTTGATCCGAACGTAAAAACCCCTCTCACGGCGACGCGGGACACCATTGCCGATATCGCGGCCAAGCGATCTGCGGCGGGACTGCCGTCTGGGAAGGCGACGGACTCAGTTCTTGAGGCCGTACAGCGTAACGACGGCCTGACATACGAAGGCGTCAAAACGCTGCGAACTACCATTGGCGAGGATATGTCTCGCGGCATCTTGCCGGAAGGCGTCTCCGCCGGCGAACTCAAAAGCATCTATGGCGCTTTAACGAAAGACTTGGAAGCGGCAACGCAGGCCGCTGGTGGCGAGAAGGCGAGCGCCGCTCTTGCGCGTGCAAATAACTATTATCGGCTTGCGTCCGAGCGGCGGGAGTCATTGGCAAAGATCGTCGGCGCTGATGGCAACGCTCCTGCGGAGGCCGTTCTAAGCCGCATCGAGGCCATGGCAGGTAGCACGTCTCGCGCTGACATTTCAAAGCTGGCACAGGCGCGTAAGGCCATAGGAGCCGACGACTGGAACGAGTTGGCGTCAACGATTGTGTCCCGCCTCGGGCGCGATGTTGAGGGCGAGTTCAGTCCGCAGCGGTTCATCGCGGCGTATGGCAAGATATCCGACGCTGGCAAGAACGTACTTTTCCGCTCTGGCGGCAAGAGCGATCTTGCAAATCATCTTGATGACATTGCGCGCGTATCGAGCAGGTTCAAAGAGCTACAGAAGTTTGCGAACCCGTCCGGTACGGCAAGGGCCGGATTCGGAGGCTTGATTGGCGCAGGAGCATTTGCGGAACCGATTACGACGCTGACAACCGTTCTAGGAGGTCGTGTTCTTGCAACCGCACTGGCCAAGCCAGCTACTGCTGCGTCTATCGCTAAGTGGGCAAGCGCAAACGAAGGCCTTGTTCGCGCGCCAAGTCCCGCTCGGCTGGCAGCGCTCAACATCGCGTCAAAAAATCTCATCAGCACGCTTGGCGTCAAGAATCTCACGACTGCCGACTTCCTCCGGGCGCTTCAATCTCCAGGCGTAGGCCGCGCCAACGATCAGCCAGACGTTCCACGGCCACCACGCCAGTAGGACTATCGCAACACAATAAATCAGAAACAGCCGTCCTTTGGGGCGGCTTTTGTCGTTTTGAAAGGGCCTAGATGGCTGAGAACGCAATCTCTCACTCAGAGCTTTTGAAGTTACTGCATTATAGCCCAGAAACCGGGGTTTTCACATGGAAAATCCACGTCAACTCGCGCGCAAGGCCTGGTTGGGTTGCTGGGTCGCTAGTGGGCGAAGGGTACTGGCGCATCAAGGTAGGCAATCGCTCAACCTTGGCTCACCGTCTCGCATGGTTCTACGTTAACGGAACTTGGCCAGATCGCGCCATAGATCACATCGATGCAAACAAACTCAATAATCAGATTTCCAATCTGCGTTTGGCCAGCGTCAAGCAGAATTCTGCGAACCGAAAGATTGGAAAAAACAACACATCTGGCTTCAAGGGGATTCAGGCTCGCCCTAACGGGCGCTGGCGGGCTTCTTACGAGTCCGATGGGAAGTGGTATTCGCTCGGATCATATGGATCGCGTGAGGAAGCATCTGACGCCTACATGGCGTCGCTCAAAGAACGTCACGGTGAATTTGCGAGGGCTGCGTAATGGCTGGCTCGATCAGTTTGGCTGGTGTGCAGCAGTTCGATGTACTTGGCCGCCTCTTGGGAGGCGCGAAAGTATACTGGATTCAGGCCGGAACCACCAGTACCCCTCAAAATGCCTATTATGACGCGGGGTTAGTCACCCCACTGGCAAATCCCCTCACGCTGGGAGCGGATGCGCGCATACCGTTTCACTATCTCGCGGATGGCCAGATCAAAGTCCGCATTGTCGATAGCGATGGCGTAACCCGCTTTGAGCAGGACAACATCCTGGTTATCGGCCCTAGCTCCGGTGAGGGCGGCGGTGGCGGCGTCGATCCGACGACTGTATTCCAGACCGGCGATGTTCTCTGGATGCCAATTCAGGGCACCCGTACCGGCTGGGTGCGCGCCAATGGTAGAACCATGGGAAGCGCGTCATCTGGCGCGACTGAACGGGCTAACGCGGATACGGCGACGCTTTACGCCTATCTCTGGAACAACTTCAGCAACACGATTTGCCCTGTCTCCACGGGGCGCGGCGCAAATGCTTCGGCTGACTTCGCTGCGAACAAGACGATTACGCTTCTCGACTGGCGCGGCTATGTGCCGGGCGGCCTCGATGACATGGGCAACAGCGCAGCCTCGCGCTGGGCCAACGTGCCCGTTGTTTCAGGGGACACGGTAACTGCTGGGGCGGTGCTAGGTGAGGCCACGCACCAAATTATCAAAGCAGAACTTCCGGCTGATGCGCCGACCGGAACGGTGGCGATGGGCGGGTCGATACCGATCACGATTAGCGGTGGCACGCCCGTATTTGGTGGTACCGCTTCGGTGTCAGTCGGTAGCGGCTCTGGCACCGGCCTGCAAAACAATCTGCAGATTACCGCAACAGCCAGCATCGCGTCCTTGACGGCGACGTTTACTGGTGGAGCGCTTGGCTCCGGCACAGCTCACAACAACGTTCAAAAGACCGTGCTTGGCACGTTCTTCCTGAAGCTGTGAGGGCCTGACCATGTATCAAGGCTCACTCCCGGCAACATCAAATCGCGAAGACTTCGAGGCGATCTATCAGCTTGTCGATGAGGATACTGGCGATCCAATCGACCTGACCGCAGCGACCATAGAGTTCGACATTTCAGAACCAGGTTGCAGGCCGCTTATCACCGCCACGACAGACAACGGGAAAATCACATTGGTTGAAGACACCACTTTTCGCGTGGCGATCCCGCGCAGCGAGATGGCGAACCTGTGCGCCGGTCAATACGATGTCGGCGCAACGATTGAGAACGCTGGTGAGACGCGATCATTCATTATCGGGGCGCTTCCTGTTCTTGACGGGAGGGTTTCGCGATGACCGCGTTAAAGCTCCGCTCCAAGGTCAACTTTCCAGCCACGGTCACCGCGACCGGAGGTCTCGCGGTTTCAAAGAGCAATGGCATCTGGACTGTTGAGCCGGATTGGTCCTATCTCTCGCTTGAGACTTCGATTCCTGATGCGTCAGGTCGTCAGCTTTGGACATATGATCCTACTGCTGACTCTTACTATCGCCTGTCCGTTCAGGCGCTGATTGATAATCTTCCTGCCGGACCTCCGGGGGACGATGGCGCAGCCGCAACTATCACGGCTGGGTCCACATCGACCGGCAACGCCGGAACGTCCGCGTCAGCATCCAACTCTGGCACATCAAGTGCCGCCGTCCTTGATTTCTCCATCCCTCGCGGTGCGGATGCCGGGATGCGCTTCGCATTCGAGACATCGACAAGCATGGCCGCGCCAGCGAGTGGCGGCATCCGCCTCAACAACGCTTCGTTGGCATCGGTGACCGCAATAGCAGTGAATGCCACAGAGGCTGGCGGCGTCGATGTTTCGGATTTCATCGCGACGTGGGATGACAGCACCAACACAGTGAAAGGCTATGTTGAGGTTCGCAAAGAGGGGAGCGGCGCGGTCCTTGGACTTTACTCGATCACCTCTGTAACCGACAACACAACGTGGCTCCAGATCGCAGTTACCTATGTCTCGGGTTCTGGATCATTCTCGGCAAGCGACCCCGTTTATCTCATTCCGTATCGCACGGGGAATAAGGGCGCTGACGGCGCTGGCACTGGCGATTTTTCGAGCAACACGTCCTCGTCCGTTGATGGCGAGATTGTTCTGTTCAGTGGCACAGGCGGCAAGACCGGCAAGCGCGCGACTGGCAGTGGCCTTGCCAAGCTGACCTCTGGCATTCTCAGCGCGGCGTCATCTGGCACGGACTACGCGCCAGCAACGTCCGGCACATCCATCTTGAAGGGCAACGGATCGGGCGGGTTTTCAAGCGCCTCTGCTGGCACAGATTATCAGGCCGCAGACGCGCAACTGTTCAGCAATATCCCGCAGAACTCGCAGAGCGCGGCTTACACCCTTGTCGCCGCTGATGCACAAAAGCATATTTACCATCCGTCCGCCGATACGACGGCGCGAGTTTGGACAATCCCAGCTAACGCATCCGTTGCGTTCCCCATAGGGACGACAGTTGTTTTCATAAACGACACGAGCGGCGGCGCAATCACAATTGCAATCACGAGCGATACCCTCGTCCTTGCTGGCGCTGGCACAACGGGCAGCAGAACGCTCGCCGCCAATGGGATGGCGACAGCCGTTAAGATGACATCCACGCGCTGGATGATTTCCGGCACGGGCTTAACTTAATGACCGCCGTCATTTCTACCCTGCTCGGAATTTCCGCCTCCAACCCCATGGGGGCCAGCACGGGCGGCACGATAACAACCTCCGGCGGTTATCGCATCCATACGTTTACGACGAACGATACGTTTGTGCCGGGCGGCACAGCGACTTGCGAATATCTCATCGTCGGCGGTGGCGGCTCTGGCGGTGGCAATGCTGGCGGCGGCGGCTCCGGCGGCGTGCAGGCGTCCGGCACCTTCTCGTCGTCAAGCGGATCATACGCAGTAACCGTTGGCGCTGGAGGCACGGCTTCCACCACCACAGGAAACGGCAACACTGGCGGAACGTCGTCGATTGCTACTGTTGCATCTGCGACTGGTGGCCTCGGAGGTAACGGTAGCGCAGGCACTGGCGCAGCCTCTGCTGGCACTGGCTCCGGCGCAGGCGGCAACGGAGGACTATCGAACCCGTCAAGTGGTTCCGCCGGCTCAAACGGAACGGCGTCTTCCATATCGGGATCGTCGGTCATCTACAGCAATGGCAGTGGCGGCGGTGGAAACAATGGCGCTGGCGCAGGCGGCACCACATCTGGCGCGAACCCTACCGCTGGCACGGCCAATCGCGGCGGCGGCGGCGGCGGCGGACAATTCTCGTCCATCGCTGGTGCTGCTGGCGGCACGGGCGTCGTTATCATTCGATACGTCTATCCATGAGGTTTGCAACTGCTGCCTCCTCACTGATAAAAGGATTTCATGCCTTGCTGTCGCGTCATATTGGTTGCGCTATTTATCGCGTTGTTGCCTAGCATGGCTGGCGCAGAGGACAATGTGTCGTGGGGAGATCATGCCTCGAACGTCACGATCAGTTCAGATGGCCTGACTGTCACTGGCACAACTGGCGGATTTGGCTCCGCCCGTGCAAATATCGGTCGTTCTGATGGTTGCAGAGCATTCGAGATAGAGATTACGTCAGTTGCTGGATCAAGCCGCTTCGGAATCGGTGACGCAACATTTTCTCTGGCAAGCTACCTCGGGACCTCCGCAAACTCACTTGGCGTTTGGAATCTCAATGTTTCGCCAGTTGCAGGCGGATTTTCAAAAATAGGGGCGGACTCAAGTCCTGCGCAGGTCGTTGGCACGAGATACGCATTCATCATCCGCTTTGATCTGAAAAAAGGATGGATCAAGCGCAATGATGTTTTCCGCACCGCCGGTGCTGACGTTACTGCAGGCACAGGCGCTGACTTTTCCTTTACTGTAACAACGCCGCTTTATCCGGCTGTTTCTTCGTACAGCCCCGGCGATGGAATGAAGCTCCGCACAAAGTCGGCTGATCTGGCGGTTACGATGCCAGCCGGTTGCGTGTCTTGGGCGACGACTGACGGCTCCGCTCCACCTCCGCCGCCTCCGCCGATAGGAAATTCAGGCATTGCTTTCGCTGGCGACTCCATCACTTGGTACATGGATCAGCCGCCGAACTCATCGGCCTCAATCTACTCGTTTTCGCCAACATTCAACGCTGGCGTGCCTAGTGAGACAAGCGCGGGATTGCACGCACGCACGGATGCAATCGTTGCGCTCAAGCCAAAGATGGCGTTCGTTCTTACGGGCGTGAACGACTATCCGCTAGGCCTTACTCGCCAGCAGACGGTCGATAACATTCTCGGCATTGTCCGCAAGTTTGTGGCAGCGGGCATCACTGTCTATGTCGAGGGCATTTTGCCGGTCGGTCCGGGATACCCGAACTATGGCGGCGCTTCGGTCATGAATGCCGAGGCAGCAGCGCGCAACGCAATGATAAAGGCGGCGCTGAAAAATGAACCGGGCGGACTATATTACGAGTGGGGTTCTTCGTTGGTCGCCGCTGACTATATGGCGGACCAAATTCATTTGGTTGGGAGCGGCTTTGTAAAGCGGTTCAATGCTGCTTCTGCGCTGATCGTCCCCATACGATAAATCACCAAACTGTATCTTTCGCCTGTAGCCGCCCTCCGAGGCGGTTTTTTCATGCCTACAACCAAGGAAGCCCCAATGAAGGAATTTGCCCAGATGGTCGGTGAGGCCATTGTTCAGCTTGTCCGCGATTACCCCAAGGGATTTTTGATCGTTCTGGGAGTCGTTGCCGTTCTGGGCATCATTTTCTGATGCGCCTGATTGACGACGCATGGGCGCAGTTCAAACGCCTCTGGAGCATCAGGGTCGGATTGTTCTTCGGAGCGCTGAACGGGGCCATGCTGGGCCTTGCGGCGTTCGTCTACGTCATCCCGCCGACGTGGTTTCTGCTGCTCAACACGGTTGGCTGGGCCATTCTGATCGGCGCGCGGCTCCTGAAACAGCCGGGAGCTGACGCATGAAGACAGTGGCAAAGGTATCTGCTGGCGTTGGCATCGGCGCGGCTGTCGGGCTGGCTCTGCCCCTCGTGGCCTCGTTCGAGGGTCTTTACACCAAGGCATACCGCGATCCTGTCGGCGTCGTCACCGTCTGCTACGGCGAGACTGAAGGCGTGAAGATGGGCGACAAGTACAGCCCGCAGGAATGCGCCGACATGCTCGCAAAGAAGCTGCCGCGTTATGCCAATGAGATTGCGCGCTGCATCAAGGTTCCGATCTCCGACAAGACGCGCGGGGCCTTCATCTCGTTCGCCTACAACGTCGGCAGCGGCGCGTTCTGCCGTTCAACCCTGCTCAAGAAGCTCAACGCCGGAAAGACGCATGACGCCTGCGACGGGCTGATGGCGTGGAATAGGGCTGGCGGGCGTGTGTTCGCCGGGCTGACCCGCCGCCGCGCCGCTGAACGCGCAATGTGTCTGGAGGGCATCTGATGATCTGGTGGCTCAAAATCCAGCTCGCCGGTCTATGGCCGCTCATCTGGCACTACGGCATCGGTGTTGGCGTCGCGATCCTCGCGCTGGCCTTTGCCTGGTTCTCGCCTGTGTTCAAGAAGACCGCGCTCTGGGTCGCGGTTGGTTCGATCATCATCACTATCAGCTATGGAATCGGAGTTTCCAATGGAATGGCGCGCGTTCAAGCAAAATGGGACGCGGCTCTCGCGGCGTCCGTCAGTCAATCAGAAAAGGCTCGCAGCGACGCTGAGCGCGATGTGTCTGATGACACTCCTGACGAACTGCGTAACGACCGGTACAACCGGGACCGTGACGGACAAGGCAAGTAGGTGCGCTGCATGGCGGGCAATCACCTATTCCGCCAAGGGCGATACCAAGCTGACCGTCGATCAAATCCGCACTCATAACCTCGTCGGGCGAAAGTTGGGTTGCTGGAAATGACAGGGCACGAGGACACCTTGCGCGAACGTGTCGCCCGGCTCGAAACCAAAGTCGATCACCTCTCAGAGGCTTTGGACAAGGCCGTGACCAAGGTGGACGAAATGCACGGCGTTATGATGCAGGCCAAGGGTGCCCGCTGGGTGCTGATCGCCGCAGCGTCGATTGCTGGCGCTCTGGCGGGCTTCGCGGCCAAGTTCACCGGCCTGATTAGCGGCCTGCCTAGATGAAGGTCGCCCTGCTGATCGCTGGCGTCATCGTCATCTGGATCGGCTTTGTCTGTCTTCAAATCCTGAACACGCTGCCGAAGCCACGCGCTCCGGCGGTTGTCGTGCCGTACTGCGTTTCTGAGACATTGAGATTCAGGGACGGTGGCGCTGTCTACCAGCCTTGTACTGACGTTGATCGGTACGAGTACACATAAATACACACAAAGGGGCACCATGAATCCAGTCGCGGTTTTCGCGCTGCTAACGATGCTTGGCCTGTTGTTCATTGGCGGCATCATCCTCTCCTTCAAGCTGCGGGGCATTGCATGGTAGGCCCCAAAATCCTCTTCATCGACATAGAAACAGCCCCGATCCTCATGACCTCATGGTCCATCAGAGCGCCCTATGCCGGGGCCGTATGGGTGGTTCGCGATACCTACATCCTGTCCTTCGCCGCACGCTGGCACGGCGGCAAGAAAACCAAGACCTACGCGCTGCCGGATTATCCCGGCTACAAGCGCAAGAAGCATTGCGACAAGGCCATCAGCGCCGATCTGTTCGCCCTGCTGGACGAAGCCGATATTGTCGTGGCGCACAACGGCGATGCCTTCGACATCAAGAAAATCAATTCCCGCCTAGCCGTGAACGGCTTCAAGCCGCCATCCCCGTTCAAGACCATCGACACACTCAAAATCTCCCGCCGGATGTTCAAGTTCGACTCCCACAAGCTCGATAACATCGGGCGATACCTCGGGGAGGGACGGAAGATTCCTAACACCGGCGCAGCGCTCTGGCGAGGCTGTGTAGAGGGCGATCCTAAATCATGGGCAACCATGCGCCGCTACAATGCGCAGGATGTGGACCTTCTTGTGCGCGTTTACGAGCGCCTTAAAGCGTGGTCGCCCAACCATCCAAATCTCAACCTGTATTCCGAGCATCTAGGCTGCCCGACGTGCCAAAGCACGAATGTTCAGCGCCGTGGCATTGCCGTGAAGGCCAATAGCCGTAAACAGCGGTTTCAGTGCCAGGATTGTTCGACGTGGTTCACAGGGGCGAAGGTATGAGCCGCCTGCGGTATGACCAGCTCACGGACGGGGAATGGATGACGCCTGTCCGCAAGGGCTTCAAGGAACAGTGTTGCGGATGTGGTCTGGTCCACGTTGTGGATTATCGGGTTGTCGATGGAAAGATTCAGTTCCGTGCGACTGTCGATAATAGGGCTACTGCTGCTGCTAGGCGGAAGTTTAAGTTTACGCCGGATGAGGATTAGTCACTGCGGGACCAGCTTCCCATCTATGATGTTCGGCGCACGGCCTTTAAAATCGCCGTCGTTGTAGAACCTGATTTCGACATTGCCCTTGGCGTTGCATTTGGGACAGGTAAACCGTCGCTCTATCTCAGCCCATGTCGTTCGAGGTAGGTCAGATATGGTCTTTGGAGCCATGTAGTGACAGGGCTGGTCGTTGATGAAACTCTTGCAATAGACGTGAATGGTCTTTGAGGCTCCTGCGTCTATAGTGTTTTGAACTGTTCCTGTATGGGGCATGGTTCAGCCAAGATGCGCAGAAGGAGAGATCGGGGCCTAGGTGGGGTCCGAGACTGAGTTAGCTACTGCGTCTCGCAAGGCGCGGGCCGCGCCCATAACGCGCTGCGCTGTATATTTGTTTGACCAGCATCGACAGCCGCCGTTTGTGTGCATGCCCTTGGCTTTACCAGTTACAAGGCAATAGCCATCACCGCATGCGCCTATTTCCTGCATTCGTTTATCGTATGCCGCTAAAGCATCCTTCACGGATTGGTCACTCAGTGCAGATGCCTCAGTCATGTTTCGATTCCTGCTTTCTGCGTTGAGTCTCTTTCTGATCCAACACCCCCGTTTCTTCTACTACTCGGGTGAAGTCGGAGAGGGGTTTATCTGCCAGCAACACATCAATGAGGTCTTCCTCAAATTTGGCTGCCCATCGCGAGTGTTCATCTCTCTCGGGCCACTCCTTCATAACCACCTTAGGTAATGTTCTGGTGGGAGGTTTGAGGGTCATCATCCTCTCCTGTTCTACAAAGATTGTTCCAGAAAAGACCGCAGAATGAGAAATCACGAACTACGTGGGTTCACGGACTGAGTTTGCCCGCCGATTCCAAACAGCAATCGCTGCGCCATGATCGTAATAGCTGGCGTGCGGATTGGGGCAGTCCGCGCCGATGCACTGGATCATCAAGCCTCTTTGGCCATCTCCTGATCCCATCGTTTCCGGTTCGCTGCCGCAGAATGGACATGGCTTGATCTTCGGCAGCTTCGTCGCGCTGGCATATGGGGTCAT